TTCGGTCGTTGTGCCATCTTGAGAGTCCGAATGAATCAGATTGTGTGTCCGCATAGCTCACATAGGGGTGTCCGCTTAATGTACACCGGGTCTTACAACTTGCCCTGTTGCCTTTTGGTACGAGCCTTATGAATAGTCGGTGATCATAAGACGCTCGAACGCCACGTGGCTAAGAAATACGGGCAGAGCCCGCACCTCGTCCATCATAGCTTCCACGCCTTGAATGTCTTCGACCTCAAGCCCGTACCTGCACTGTATTGAGTCCATCACGAACGCCCGATTGATTGGCAGCCCGGTGCAACTGGGCTTGTACCATCCATCCTCGGACGCGCTCAACACACTTCTAGTCTCGCGACCATTCCGCTTCAACATCGCGAGAAATGGCCCCAAGATAGGATAGTCCCAAGGAATAGTTGGCATAGACTGTGCAATAGCCCACGCCGCCTTCAACACGCCATCAACCACGTCTTTCTCTTCCGAAAATAGACGGGGATGACGCATCACCTTCCCCAGTTTAACCACCTGCGACGGGAGGGGGAACCACCCCACACCTCCGGCTGCCAGCGGCTGCCACCAACCCTTCAGGAAGGTGCACAACTGCGGCTGCGCGCGACACTGTAGTTTAACTTTCAGGCCCAACCGCACTGCAAACGCTTCCAAGTCAAATCCTTTCGTAAACCAACAATACATTAGGTAGCAAATCGTCGTCAGAGAATTAACACTCGTAGTGTAATCAATCCCTGTTGCGAGCTGGTGGCCCGTCTTACCCTTGATGATAATTCGCTTCCCCTTTGCAGTGTATGGCATAGAACTGATCGTCAGAAACAGATTGACCATGAACGCCCAAATTCCAAGGTGTTCCATAGTCATCCCATGCGTAGACAATGCGGCTAGTTTCTCACTTTGGTCCATACTCGTAAAGTCACCTTCCAACAACCCTGTCGCGGCTGCTAGATAGTTGCCCTCAGAAACCAGCTTATTCACGAAGCAGGCTATCGAGTCATCCCCTGAGGCCGCGACAAAATCCTCGCGGCCATACAGATGATCACCAATCCGGTCTAAAGACTCTCCGAAATAACCTGAAGCGTAATACACTCGCAGGCCACCGAATAACTTTCCATCGAAAATGGTGTGGAGCGCGTCAGAGAACCCACGCGCATCTCGAGCGAACACGGCGTGAAGCTCGTTTGAGAGAACAGAGATCGCTCGCGGCTTCACCGTGAGTTCCCCCTTGATCATCTTCCAGCAGATAGTCTCATTCCATTTTACTGTAATGTCCTTTCTGTGCTTTGTGATGTCTCCCCTTTCGAGCTCCGCGTGTGACCGCAAGAGGTTGACGCCCTTCGCCCCGGGCATCGCGTCCGCACAAGCCTGAACTGTCCAAGGCTCGACGACCGCTTGAGGCAACATGGGAACGATCAAATCTCCGACCGCCCGCCACACAGCTGGCTCCGCCTCATTGACGGCAACGTGCAATCGCTGAACGATGCACGCGAGCAGATTGACATCCGACTTGGCAGGTTGGTGCAGCATACCGTTCGTCCCCGCAATAAGCCAAGAACACTGCTCCACCGGGTCATCTTTCAGAAGCTCGAAAGCCTCCTCAACTGTACTGACACACCCGTCCACCCAAATCCGAATCTCACCGATCCCGACGCCGAATTCCATTGCGGTACATTGTTCAGCTGGTACGCTTGTCCCTGCGGGAAGAACTTCGTATCCAGTGTCAGTACACACCTCTGGCTCGTTGTCGAGACGCCTCTGCAACCAGGGCTGAAACAGCCCCTCTTTTTCTTGGTTTCTAAAGCGGCGGATTACCATGGCCAGAAGAACGAATCCTCCGACGATAGCTGCACCCCACCACTCTGAATTTTGCGACACCTCCCCTCCGGGAGTCAAGACATGTGCATGGACCCCGAGCGAAAGTCCGAAATGCAAAAAGCCCGCCAGCAAGACGCACGCTACTACTGCGCGCCTTATCCTTGACGGTGGAATCGTCCATGTTGGTGCCCTCGCTTGAACGATAGCAGCTTCCGATTCCATTGTATCACCACGCAATGCCGCGTAGCGATGCGCCGTTTGTTCCTTGGTCGAGAACACAGCTGCCTCAGCTGTGCCCACGATGACCCGTTCCATTGCAATGGGAAAGCGTTTGGCCACTTCCTTGCACACCGGATCGTCCATTACGGCGACTTTTGACATCGAGACAGCCATGTCCATGTTGTGGCCTCCGCCCGTTTTGAGCGCGAAGACAGGACGAATGGCTGCCAGAGTTTTGGTGTGGATGAGAAGGCGCAATGAACTCTGAGTCCAGTTGCGTGCTACTCGTGGGCACCACCGCGAGGATAGCTCAGGCACTTGTAGGAAGCGAATCAAGCCGTAATACAGGCCTTCACGCTCGACATCCTCAAGTCCCACCACCCCCAGGGTTTCCTGCTGTAGAATCACAGGCACATTGATGACGTAAGCACTATCCAATGCCACTTTCACCAATTCATACGGGCCGTATGTTTGTAAGTAGGTAACGCTCAGACCACCAACAGCCTTATTGCGCAACCACTCGACCCCGTAATGACAAGGATAGCCAAACCGCGCGACGTCTGGGCTGAAACTAATCAGTCCCTTCTCGTCCTTGGTCCAAACTCCCTCCACGTGTCCTGTGTACCCCTCCACTTGATCGCACCCAGCATACCCCGAAAACATGCGCGTGACGATGTAGCACTCACCTGTACGGGAATACTTGCACCATCGACGCACCGTTTCCGGTGTCACCGGGCCACGGATTCCGTCCCAATAGACGTCAACCGCGACCACACAGTCCGCGAGCCCAACAAAATCCCTCCGTTCGCAGGTCTTACCCGCATCGCCTGGAAAGGTCTCATTTGGCCCGATCACCACTGTGACTCGCATGCTCTCCTCGCATTTGAGTTTTCTCGTTTCCGTGTCCCAACCTTTCAGTTTCGCGAGACCGACATCTCTGCCAGCCCCATAAACCGAATAGATCGTCCCTTCCTTAAGGTCACCCAATCCAGCGGCATAAGCTGCGATTGTGGCGAGCGCACGGGTAGCATGACTCAGAGGATGGGCCACTGGCCTCATCTCCGGCAGACCCACGATGTTCAGTCCTTTCACTGTAGCGAACTCAATAACTGCCTTGTCACTCGGACTGGCAGCCACGGTCTTACTTGCGAAGAACGAACCCAAGGTGGAAAAGATAATCGGCTTGCGGACAAGATCGCCAGCCGTCGAAGTCCCAGTCGCTGCCGGCAAACGAACCGGCTCAGACACGAGCTCCTCCTTATCTTTGGGGACCTGATCCCCCACAACCGCTCCCGAAATACGCGCTGGCACTGGCGCGCTGGGCTGTGCGGCTGTCGCGTGCACAAACTGGCATCGTTCGCCATATTTGCACCCACTAGGCGAGGTAAACAGCTTGCACAACTGTTCCCTTTTCCCTTTGCCTTTGGTACTTTTAAGGTAACCCTTTTGGCCTAAGCCAGATGCCTTCTTAGGAGCGGCTTTAGCCCCCTTTGCCGTTGTATGTGTCGTGTTTTCCAC